TCACTCGTGGATCGCCGGCACGGCGCCGGGCACGATTGCGGCCAATGCGTCCGATCCGACGAAGCTCATCGCCACGTCGGCGATGGCCAATGCCGGCTATGCTCGGCTCAGGTCACAGGGCGTTCCCGACGCGGACCTTCAGGGTGTCATCAACTTCGATGATGCTTCGTCCATCCTCGGGTCTCTCGCCTATGGCGTCAATAACCCGGAAATCGTGCGGTCTTCGTTGGAGCGCACGCGCGTTCCGATGTTGGGCAGCGTGGACTGGTATGCGACGCAGCATTGTCCGAACTTAACGACGGGTACGCGCCTGCAAGGCGATGGCTCAAGCGCCGGTTATCAGGTTAACGCGGCCGGCGGCAACGTCAACTATCGCGACGTGAAGGGATCGGCCGGCGTTCCCGGCATGATTCAGACGCTCGCTCTCAAGAGCGCGATCAACGCCGACACCATCAAGATCGGTGAAGTCTTCACTATCCAGGGCGTTTATGCTTGGGATTGGCGGGCGCAGCAAGCTCTGCCGTATCTCCAGCAGTTCACCGTTGTTGGCGACAGCGCGGGCGCGGCTACGGACATTGTTGTCAGCGGAACGACCGTAACCGTTACCATCAGTCCGCCCATCATCGTGCAGGGCACGACCGATGGGACCAACACCTACGCGAACTCCGCGTTTGGCACCGTCGCGCAAGCGCCGCTGTCCAACGCCTACGTCAAGTGGGTGGGTGCGCCGAGCGTGACCACGCAGATCAAGTCTGTGTTCAACAAGCGGGCGATTGCGTTGGTGTCGGCGCGGCTCCAGATGCCGTTTACCGGCAGCGCCTCGATGGCGATGGACTCGGATACCGGCATCGCGATCCGTTACTGGCGTGGTTCGGACATCTCGACCGGCGTGCATGTCCATCGTTGGGACATGATGTACGGCGCCGCGTGCATGGACCCGTTCCTGGGTACGCGGCTCTGCGGCACGTAAACCAAAGGGTTGCTGCTTAGGTAGTTGTGTGCAACAGTGCTGGGGCGGCGTGCTGAGACATCGGCCGCCGCCCTAATTTCTTAACGGAGGCGACAGTGGCACAGGCGACGACAAAACATCCCTACACAGCTTTCCCAGCCTACATGTGGAGTCCCGAAGGCGAATGTCGGCCATTCGACAAAGCCGAGGATGTACCCGACGGCTGGACCGATCATCACCCCAATCATTTTGACGGTCAGAAGCCGCCACCGCCCGTCAAGGCGGCGGTTCCGACACCAATGACACGCGACGAAATCGTTGCTGCGCTCGACGCGGGCGGAATCGAGTTTGGCAAGAACACCGGCACGAAGGCACTTTATGATCTGCTCACCAAGAGCGTTCAGAAGGTGCTGACGGATCGCAGCATTCCGTTCGATCAAAATGCCGACACCCGAGTCCTGTTGGGGCTTCTGCCACCCCCGGAGTAAGCGGCTATGACCACGGCGGCCAGCCTTGTTAAAGATGCCTACCGCGAGGGCAACCTAATTCCGGTAGGCTCGACGCCGACAACGGATGAGCAGATCGAAGCGCTCGAACGTCTAAATCGCTATGTGCAAGGCGTTTTCGGGTACGAGATGGGCGAGCCGCTGGTCGATTGGGATGTGCCCGATCCCCAGCGGACGGCTCCCGTCGCGGCTGACTTTCCGCAGGCGCCTATTCCGCACGACATGCCAAGCGGGGTTTATCCCTATCCGCCGAAGAATCGGCGCATCGTGTTCGGCAGTGTCGCACAGACGGTCTATTTCCCCGAGGCGCCGCTGGACGGTAGCCGTATGGCGCTCGTTCAGGGAAGCGGCGTAGATGGCACACCGGGCTCTACGGTCACGCTGGACGGCAACGGCCGCACCATCGAAGGCTCAAACACGAAGGCGTACACGGCGCCCGTGACAGCGCGCCAGTGGCTTTACCGTGCCGATCTCGCCGACTGGCAGGCCGTGGTGGACATGACACTGACCAGTGAGTGTCCGTTCCCGCCCGAACTCGACGACCTCTGGATTTGCATGTTGGCGATGCGCCTGGCGCCGCGGTACGGCAAGACTACCGCGCCTGAGACGTCCCGCTTGGGGCTGGTGATGTTGGCGAAGCTGAAAACGCGCTACGAACAAGCCGGCTGCACGATCTACGGATCGTCTGATTTTCCACACAGCTTGCAGAGCTACATGGACAGTTCAAGCTGGCTTCGCTAGGAGGTTCAAGTGGTTACTTTACCTCTTGGTGTCGGTGCATATGAGCGAAACTACGCAGGCGAGCCCGAAGTCAAGCTCGTCAATCGCTTTTTGGAAGCGGCGCCTACGAATCTGCGTGAGCGCACAGCGCTGTTGGCGCGGCCGGGAACGAATCAGCTAAATGCATTTGGTTCCGGTCCAATCCGCGGCGCCTATTCTAAAGCGGGTTTGTTCGGCGGCGATCTGTTCGTGGTATCGGGCAGCGCAATTTATCGCTACGATCAGGCGGGCGTAAAAACGACCATCACTGGCCTTATCAACGGTACGGGCCACCCGAATGTGACGTGGATGAAGGGTATCGGCTACGAGTTCCTTTTCATCGCCGATGGCCTTTTACTCCAATACTACTCGGGCGGGACACAGGCAACTGGCGTGCTGACCTACACGCCGGGCGCGATCACCACCCAGGTTGTCGAAATTGGTGGCGTCTATTATGGCTGGAATGCCGACGTGGATAATGACTCTCCTGACGGCTCGGCTGCGCATCCGTGGCTGGCAATTCTTGGGAGTGATCCGCTTGGGGCACTGGCAAAACTCATCAATTTTGATGGTGTTCGTGGTACTGATTTCAGCACTGCGCTTGGCGGGCCAAACACGCTCTACACAGCGGCGTCAGAGAGCCAGTATGCGGTGGGCACGCTAACTCTGAGCGGCGGCTCAATTACGAATCAGGTGTTTAAACTGGATACTGATTATTATGGCTGGAATTCAGATGTTGAAGCTGATGATCCAAACGGCTCGGATACGCGCCCGTGGTTGGCGCTGGTTGGCGTAACGGATGAAGAATCACTTGCCAACATGGCTGAGTTGCTGAATTATGATGAAGACACGCTTGGCACCAACTATTCGTCTGGAATTGCCGCGGCAAATGACAAAGTGAGCGCCACATCGACCGCAACTACGCTTGACGTAAAGGCACTTTCTCCTGGCACTGACGCAAATAGCGTCGAAACGTCGGTGTATAGCGGATCATATCTTGCGTGGGGCGCGACTACGCTTGAGGGTGGCTCTGATTCCGCGAATAAAGTTACTATTACAGCCGTTAGTCAGTACGCAGATGGCAACAGCATCACTACGTCCGTTAGTGGTTCTGACTTGGCGTGGGGCGCGACAACGTTGTTGGGCGGCGGCACGCACGCTCTGCACGGCGTTCCGATGCCCGACGGCCTCGGTGCGAAGGCGCTTGCTACGGTTTCCAGCTTTGTCATGGTGTCGGTGGCGAACTCCCAAAAATTTTTCTGGATTCAACCGGGCGAAACAACTATTGATGCTCTTGATTTTGCAGAAAAAGAAAGCAACCCCGACAACATCGTGGATATGCTGACGGTCGGCGATCAGGTTCTTGTCATGGGGCAGGGCTCGACCGAGACTTGGTATGCCACAGGCGTTAGTGATGCGCCATTTCAGCCTGTGGAAGGGCGGGTGTATGCTCGCGGGTGTGTCGAAGGTACTGCGGTTGTTGTCGGCGACACGGTTATGCTTGTAGGCGATGACGGGGTTGTGTATCAGTTTGGCTATACGTGGGGAGAAAAAAACACGCAAGGCGGCGTCAATCGCATCTCGAACCACGGTATTGAGGAACGAATCCGCGTCCAACTGCGGCGCGAGCAAGGATATCCGCCATGAGCAACATCGCTGTTGAAGGATTTGGACACTACGGAGTTGGGCTGGCTTCCACTGCAGCCGATCCTGTTTACGCCGCTCTGTTGTCGGGCACCTATGCCGCGGTTCCTGGTGGCGGCATTTCGACGCTGCCGTGGGATACGGCGAATCCTGATTTTTACTATTATCTAAGCCACACCAATGCGGGTCCGCTTCGGCGCGTGCTGCCGGCTGCCATAAACACAATTATGGTGTCGATGTTCTACGCGGTGCCGAATTTGCCGGCTGGAAATGGTGTAGGCGGTGCCTTCGATTTCCGTGATGGGGCAAATGTCGTCTATGCCAAATTGTGCTGCGAATCGACGGGCGCGCTCGCGCTCTACGACAAGAATAATCAGCTTTTGGCGCAGACCGCGGGGCCGGTGATCGTGGCGGAGAGCGCAACGCATTTGGAAATGAAGCTCACCACGGGCGGAGCTTTTGTGCTGTACGTGAATGGCGTGGTTGCGATCAATGTGACCGGCTTGTCGTTCAACGGTACGGGCACACCTTATCCGACGGGCGGCGTTGCACAGGTCGGTATCCTGATCGGCAACAATGGCGGCTCTGGTGCGCAGCAGTATGTTTCGCACGTCATTATCCGCGACACTGCCGGCACGGCGAACAACACGATTCCGATGGGCGACCGCCGCGTGGCGACGTTGCTGGCGAACGCCGACGATCTTGCACATCAGGGCTGGACCGGCCGCGCACGTAAGCGGTTCGGCACGGGCATTCTGGATAATCGCATTTCGCTTGGCGGTCTTTATGGAAACGCCAGCGGATGCGTGACGGCGGCGGCCAGCGCGGCGTTCAATCTCGGCAGTGGCGACTTCACGCTTGAAGGTCAAGTGCGATTCCTGTCGTTGCCCTCCGGCGGCACCAAAGCGGTTCTCTGTGGACGGTGGGATGAGGCCAACAACAAGCGGAGCTATCAGCTTTACAAGGGTGGTCCAACGCTCGAAACGGGCAACACGGTATTCCGCATTTCGACGGATGGCCTGGCTGGCACCGTGACGGAAATCTTCGCGTGGCCGTGGGCGCCGATCACGGATCGGTGGTATCATTGGGCGGTTGTGCGCGCCGCGGGTGAGACGCTTTTCTTCATCGACGGTGTGCAGCAAGGGCTGCCTGCAACGGATGCCTACACCTATTTCGCCGCGACCACGACGCTCGCGCTCGGCGCGCAGGATGACAGCGGAAATCCGGTCGCCAACACGCAGGTTGACGGCTTCATGGATGAGTTCCGCGCCACGGTCGGTGTTGCGCGCTATACCAGCGGTTTCACGCCGCCGGTCGCTGCGTTCCCGCGCACTGTTGGCGGCGATCCTGATTTCGCAAGTGTCGTGTGGCTTAGTGGCTTCGACAGCGGTTTATTCGATGAATCGAGCTATGGTCGCACGCTGACGGCTTGGTACGGCACGACTACGCTGACGCCCGACGACGGCGTGTTCAACTACCAGACAATGAACCAGACGGCGCCGCGCGACGACACGTTCGTGGAGGCTGCGCTGATCCCCGCGGAGGGTATCCTGACGCAGACGGCGCTTCCGACGGCGACCAAGACCGTCACTATCGGCACCTACGGGCTGGGGCCGACCACGGCCGTTTATAAGTGGGTGACGGCGCTTGCGTCTGCCTTCGACGTGCTGATTGGCGCGACTATCGAAGATTCGTTGACGAACCTGATGAACGCAATGAACGCGGGAGCGGGCGAGGGCACCACCTACGGCACCGGAACGACGGTCAACAACGATGTCACGGCGTCGCTGCTCCCGATTGACCAACTGCTCGTCACGGCGAACACGCCGGGCACGGGCGGCAACGCGCTTACCAGCGTGACGGACGATCCGAATGCGTCGTGGGGCGCTGGTGTGTTGGCCGGCGGCGAGGACATCCCGGCGTACAGCCAATTCTATTTCCAGCGTCCGCCGAACGAAACAACGGTCATCGATTCTGTGACCATCGTGTCGCGCACGGGCAAGACCGACAGCGGAACCTGCAACGTGCAAGCATCGTTCGTCGGACCTGCGGCGGGTGTGTTGGACGGGGCCGACAATCCGATCACGACGGTTCCGATCTACTACCAAGATACGTTCGAGGTTGACCCGGACACCAGCGCAGCGCTGACGCCCACGAGCATCATCAGTGGAAGGGTGCGGCTGAACCGCACGGCGTAGGATGACCGATGACTATGGCATTGGGAGGTCGAACATCACAACTTGCGGCGCTGCTGGTCGTTCCACAGATACGCCAAGCTGCAAGCGAAGTGCATCAGTTGGCGGGGCTCGTGGTCTATGCGCCGCCTTCGACACGTCAGGCTCGCACGTCGCAGACCGCGGCGCTCGTGCCTTATGAGATAGGGAAGTTCACCGTGCCCCGCACATCACAACTGGCCCTCCTTGTCGTCTATACCACGGGCGTTCCCGATCAGAGCCGGTCGCGCGCGTGGAGCTTCGTGCTCGATGGCCACACCATGTACGTGCTCAATCTCGGCGAGGAGGGTACGTTTGTTTATGATACGGTGACGCAGCAGTGGTGCAAATTCGAGACCTGGGGCTACAACCAGTGGAATGTGATTGCCGGCTGCATGTGGGGCATGGGCCGAATTGTCGGCGGTGATTCTGTTTCGTCTCAGGTGTGGGAAGTCGATCCGACAGCCGTTCTCGATGACGGCTGGCGCGATATTGAACATATCGTCACGGGCGGCATCACGACACGTTCGCGCGTCTATGTCAGTTGTGAATCGCTGCGCGTCGCGGCATCTGTTGGTCAACTGGATCAGGTGAACGGCGCGACGCTGACACTGCGATTCAGCGATGACCAGGGCAAGACGTGGAGCGCCGATTATGTCGTCACGCTGACACAGGGCGATTACAAGGGCGAAATTGCGTATCGGTCGCTGGGCTCGTTCATGGCGCCTGGCCGCATCTTCGAGTTGAGCGACATCGGTGGGCTCATCCGCATCGACGGCGCCGATCTCTTTGCTGACGAGTTTGATGACGCGGCGCCGAAGCAGGGAGGCTAGCTGTGACTCAGAAACTCCAGCCCCTCACCTGGGATATTCCCATCGTGGACAGCCAAGGCCGTCCCACATCTGAGTTCATGCGTAAGTGGGCGCAGCAAACGGAAGTCAACGATACGATCCCCACACTTTCGACGGCAGCCCAGGTTAGCGCCGTGCTGGACAAGATTGCGTCGGCCGTCGGGTCGATCTTCGTGCGCGGCGCGTCTGCGTGGGCCGGCGTAGCGTCGCCCAGCGATGCGAAGAAGTTCCTGAACGGCGCGGCAACGCCTGCCTTTGCACAGGTGAAGGACACCGATCTTGCGACGTCTGACGTGACGACCAACGATGTGTCGATTACGAAGCACGGCTTTGCGCCGAAGGTGCCCAACGATGCAACCAAATATCTCGATGGGACGGGTGCCTATACGGTGCCCGCGGGTGGTGGCGGTGGGGGCGGCTCACCGCCTACACTTGTTCAATCGGCGGGTGCGCGCTTCACCGCAAGTTCCACTGCGACGCTTGGCGCAGCGCCGACGGTGGGCAACATTTTGGTGTTCATTTCGGCGGGCTATCAAGGCGCGGCTGGACTAATCCCGACAGGCTTTAGTGCGTGGTCTTCGGGAACCCCGGTTTCGTTCCAGTCCTAC